GCAGAAAAAAGCCCGCACGGGCGGGCCAATGCCGAGAGAAAGGAGAGTAAGACTCGGCAGGCTCAGTGTAGGTGGTGTCTGCGGAGGCGCAAGACAGAAGCGAAAAGCCCGTCAAGTGATAAGCTTTTTTCTTACCTTGTGCTCAGTGAGCTGCTTGATGAATTGCGCATTTATCCCGGGTAATCAATGCGGGGGGATCTTATGAAAGGGGACTTAAGGAAGCAGGCGCTAGCCAACTGGCAAAAGCTGTTCTCGATGCCTGCAAACCTCATTAGCGACGAAGCACGTTACGACAAGTTGCTGAGGGGCGGCGGACGACATGGAGCGCTCCGGGCTTATCAGAAGCGACGAGTGGCGCAAGCTGGTCGGTCCAGAAAGCAGGGGCATTGCTTGCGAGCACCGCAGAGTGCATGGGCGGCGCTGAACAGAAACAAAAAAGCCCGCACGGGACGGGCTCTCTGAAGGCGGGGCCAAATCCCTTTGGCTGATTGCAGTGTGCTTGGTAGGTGTGACGAAGGCGTGACAGGGCAGATACGAAAAGCCCGGCGCCGGGCTGAGCTAAGAGAATTGAGAGTTACTTCACGATACGAAATCTAGCCTTGGGCTGCTCTTGGGAGGCGACTTTATATAGATCTCTAAAGTCAGAAGCTACGATGCCAAGAGTGCTCATCATTTCGTCATGAGTGTACCCAAGCTCTTGCATGTGGAGCTCTAATATCTCTGCCGTTAGAATTGCTTTCTCATGCGGGAAATCAAGCTCGGAAGGCTCCCTAAGCCGGTAACCCATGCTGCTCAGTTGCCGCCACATATAGCTGCCTTGAGTTTTCGTGATGGCCTCAAGCGTTATCGCTCTGAAGAGCAGCGCCGCAATAGATGCTTTCCAGACAGGCTTAAGCGCTGCAAGAGACTTGATGCTTGCATGCTTCAGATCGTAGTAAATATCTTTCCTTGGCATTAGGAGCGCGGCAGCAAAACTATTTGCTTCATCCTCCATTGATGGGCGGGGCTGTCTATGCATCACCAGATGCCCGAGTTCGTGAGCCAGTGAGAACCGCATGCGATCGGAAGGCTGATTTCCACTTAAGAAGATGCAAGGCGGCATGCCCTTTACAGCCATAGTTACGCCGTCTACTTTTCCATCAGGGAAATCACAGATAAATACTAAAACTCCCGCTCGCTCCACAAAATCGATAAGATTTTTGATGGGACCGTTAGGCACCATCCAAGTCCTACGCACTAGCGATGCTATTTCTTCTGTATCTCCGCCGTACTGCTCAACATCCAAGTACGGCAACTCAAGTTCTTGAGCTATATCTACGGACCGAAGAAGCTTTCTGTAATGAATTACCCGCAAATTCATTTCTGCCTGAATGGCATCCAGCGTCTTCTGTGGAACACTGGCTTTTTTTCGATAGGCATGAACACTAATAGGTAGGCCGTAAACTCGATCCTGGTTAAAGAAATAACTCGGAGGGAATGACAGCGTACTAGAGAGTGTGATGAGCGTGTCGTCTCCTGGCTCTATCAAACCATTTTCAATCTTAGACAGATAACCCTGTGTTATGCCAGTAGCCTTGGCCAGGGCTATCTGGCTAAGGCCTCTGAATTGCCGCGCCAATTGCAGCATTTCTGGGTTGAATCGCTCGTTCATTTTGGAGATGTTACATTCTTAGGTGTTGATTCATTTGATGCTGTAGCCAGTTTTTCGGCTACTTCACGCTTGATAGAAGCGCGAGCCTTCCTAGGAGCAACTTTCTGTACATGCTCTGTGGTGTCGATTGCAACAACCTTGGCAAGGTTGCGATCATAGATTGGATGGGACCAAGCAACAGTGTCACCATTCCTGCGCACTAATTTAATGGTGCTGATTTCTGTTTCAAGTTTATTCAAGACGTAAACTATTTCGGTTTTTACCGCTTCAGGTATACCGAGAACATACTGCTCAGGATCATGAAATGCCAAAGCCATAGGTGTTGGATAGTTACTGCTTACTCCGTTCTCATCAGCCTTTTTGAATCGAAAGGTAAGCTGCTGACCAATCATAAACATGCATGTGTTTGAGGAACGGTTTACATGGATGCTCGGCAGGGGATCTAGTTTTTCTTCAAGTGTTCTTGTAGCTATATCCCAGATCATATTTGCGCGCGTTCTCGCGCAAAAATAACTCTTATTTGGAGTCTCTAACCAAGTACTCCATGCATAGAGGATAGCTTCGGAAATTTTTGTCTCGACTGGGCCGATGATTGCGGCAAGCTCGTCGTCAGATAAGGTCATCATTCGTGGGTTACCTGCTGGTTCGTGCCAGCAGAATACATCCACTACAAAATAATAGTCAAATTATTCCAAAAATTATTCCTGTCGCCATCGAGCCCCTACTGCGCGCAATTTACGCAGATCCTCCCCGCACAATCCTTCCCGCCTTCACCTCATCCGCGTGGCGACCGATCTTTCTCTGCTCCGTCGTCAGTATCTGGCAGACTCTTCTCAACTCGAAAGCATCACGCGTTGTCTTTGCGCGACTGGCCACATCGGTTAGCTCAACGATTGACCACCGAATGACGGCCGCCAAGTCCTCAAGATCGTAGAACAGCTCCTGCTGGGGCGTTCTGACGCCGTCGAGTCCTTTCATAAGGTCTGTCATCTACCTAGCCTCCCTAGTAATCACACCGCTTTTGACTTCATCAGCGTAAGCAGCCAGCCGATCCTCATCGGCATGGAACACGGTGCACATCTTCAGCAGTGCCTGGGCATCTGCTTCATTGCCGGCCAGACTCAGCCGCTCGGCGACTCGCATCAGCTCGACGGCTGACCATTTGAGGTCGGAGGCGACACCCTGGAGGTCGCGCTTCAGGTCTTGCTCGGGTTTTTTGAGAGTCATGTAGTCACACCAGGTGAGCATTCCAAACCAGCAGCACCCGCGCCTGAATGAAGGTATCGTCGGCCCTGATGGTCTGCGGCGGATGCCGTGGGTTATCTGAAAGCATCGAGATCTGCTGGTCGCCAATCCACTGGAGCCGCTTGATGTACAGATGTCCCTCCCACGAGAACATGTAGATCCCATCCCCTGAGTATTCGCGAACGCTCACGTCGACCAGGAGCGGGTCGCGGTGCTTAATCGTGGGCGCCATCGACTGGCCCCAGCCTGTCACCATCTTCAGATGGAAATGCTCTTTGAACTCGACACCCATCTCGCGCAGATGCTGGGGGCTGACGCGCACGTCCTGAAACATCTCGGGGTAGTCGTGCGGGATCTGCCCGCCACCCATCGCTGCGCGGACATCGTAATGCGCGATCCACACCTCATCACCCATGGCGCCAGGGCGGTAGTAGTCGAGCTCGATGACGCCTCCGGCATCATCGGCTTCAGCAGCTGCAAGTAACCGCCTACGAGCATCATCAGACAATCCTTTCCCTTGCTTGGAAAGCATTTGGCGAACCATGTCTGCAGCAGACGTGCTCTCTGATGAGGCGTTGATGTGATCAGCAGCGCTTGTAAGCCCGCTGATTTCAGACGCAAGCCTCTTGCTGAATTTCTCAATAGGAACGTCAAGTAAGCGCGACAGCACGGCCGCAAACTTTACATTCAGCGGATTGGTGCCGTTCAGGTACATCGCGACAGCTGCAGCAGAGATATCAGCCGCTTCTGCAAGACTTGCTTGAGTGAGGCCGAGGGCGTTTTTTTTCGATACGAAAAGCGCCTTCGCGGCGTCGCACTCGGCTTTCAGCTCTGGGGAAAGTTCTTTCTTTTTACTCATCCGTGAAATTTAACCGTTGGTTAATTTATTTGCGGCAACCGGCGGTATTGCTACAAACCTAACCGGCGGTTAATATTGATCTCGAGAACACCATTCGAGATTTCCAGAATGAAGCAGATCCCACTTACAGAATTGGTTGCTACGAAAGGGCAGGTCTTTGCAGCCAAGGCTCTTCGGGTCAGCCCTGCGGCGATCAGCAAGGCCATCGCGGCCGAGCGAAATATTTCCGTCACCTGCAATCAGGACGGGACTTATGAAGCGCACGAGCTCAAGTCCTTCCCTGCGCAAACGACCCCGAAGAAATCAGCCGCCTAACCCAGCCCGGTCATACCGACCCCGGAAGTGAACCAATGGCCTACAAAAACAAGACGCATCGCAACACCCACCAGCTGAAGTCGCGCCTCAATGACGCCGCTTACGCCGCTCTTCAGGTGGAAGCGTTAGCGCGTGAGATTCAGCCGGGCGCCTTGGTTCGCGACCTCACGTTGGCGGCTCTGCGGTTCAAGGAGGATTACGGGTACTTCCCGTTGATCGATGACAGCGAGTCGGACGAGC